GCTCTTCCAGCTTGTTCGTAAGCAGAAATTGCTCTTGCAATGTTATTAAAGTTTGAACTTATTACAGTCATTTATTTATTTTCCTTTTATTATTTAAAGCACATAACTGTGCGGTTATTATTATAAAAGATAGGTCTTATTGAGACCAATCTCCAGCAACCTTAATTTGCCCTTTTGCAACAGCATTAAGCATTTCATCGGTTGACATATCTTTTATAGATGACACAGGAGTAGTTCCTGTACTTGGTTTGGCTGGAGTTATTCCAGTTCCAGTGTTCGCTTTAACAGAAAAAAGAAATGAATTAGCCTCATCCTTAGCATAACTTGACACTGTCTCATTAATACTAGTTCCGTTTTCATTCACCCAATTTCCTAAAGCGTCTTTCTTTAAACCTTTTACAATATCTGAATAAGCCATATTAGCAGCTTTTTCAGATTTAAAGTTTAAAGAGTTAAGTTGAGAACGCACAGCGTTATCTCTGCTTAATTCTGTGTTTTTTTGTTCATAAGTCTCAAGCTTAGCACTCATCTCAGCTATTTTCATTTGCATAACTTCTGAATGTTTACCTTGTTTCTCTAAGGCTTCTATTTCAGCTTTTTGCTTTTCACTTTTAGCTTCAGCAACAGCAGCAAGAGCATTATCTCTTTCAGCGTATGCAGAGTCTAAATTAACTTTGATGTTTTTAATAGCTTTAGAAACCTCAGCATCAACAATAGATTTAATATCTGTTTGTTCTGTTTTAGTTTCTTCTACTTTAGTGTTGTCTTGTACTTTTATTTCTTCACTCATTATTATCTCCTTGGGACACGACCCTTGTTATATTTTTTAATGAACTTATACTTATAAACAAATATAAATTCTATACTTTAGCATAAACTGATCTAAAAATTAATTTTTCTTTTTCAGTTAATGGTTTTTTGTTTTTAATTGCGTATTTTAAATATCTAATTAGTTTATTAGATATATCTTCATCTTTAAGAATAAATATAATTTCTATATCTAATTCATTTTTAAATAGTCTTTCATACTCAATTTTTGTTTCAACTAATTCATCTCCTACGCTTAAAGATAAAAGTTTTGCAAAAGGACTAATCATATATTTCTCCTATTCTTTTAACTAAATCATCAAAAGCTTTTGTAGTGTTAGGTGCATAATGTTCAGCAATTTTTCTATTAATAGATTGTATTTCTTTATCAGGATATTTTCTAAGCAAAGCTACATATTCAGCAAAAGCCTCAGAACTATTACCCTCTGTTAAAACTCTAGCAGAAGGTGTTCTACCTATTACTGGAAATTTTTTATAATAACCATCACTATGTCCTGCCCCTATTTTATTAAAACTTATAGAACCTATATAATCGTTCATTTCACCTCTAAAATCTCTATCATACATAGATAATAATGAACTGTCTAAAGTTTTATTTTCTAATTTAAGTTTAAAGTTATAGATATCAGCATCAGTTATATCTGACTTAGAATTTAGATTTCTAAAGTAATATTTATAATTAGTAGTTCTATTGTGATAAATATATTCTCTTATTTCATTATCTGTTAAAAATGATTTTTTAGAATTATTTAATTTTCTAAAATGGTCATTAAACTCTTTACTACCTATTTCATAAGTAGTACCCTCAATAGCTTGTTGAGATTGATAAATATATTTTTTTCTTCTATCTCTTAATTTATAAGTTAAATCATTATAATCATCTATCATAGAGTCTACTGCTAATTCAGACATTGTTTCAGGTCTTTTAGCTGATTGTGTATATTTACTATACTTTTTACTTTTATAATAAACATAAGTTTTACCTGAATATTCTTTTATTTCTAAATCAACAAAACCTTTACTAAGTTTTTTAAAATTATCAGGATTAGATTTTACTATATCTATAATATTATCATCATATCTATGACCAAGTTCATGGATAACAGTAGTTTTCCAATTAACAGTCTTAGTAACATCCTCACCTAGATTATTTTTTCTAGAACCTATTGTTAATCTATCTCTACCTTTACTATATTCACCACTACCGTATCTTAATTCTTTTAAAGGAACTAATTGTCTGAAACCTTTAGTAAACTCATCTTCTACATTACCATAATTATCTTTTAATAATTCTAACTCTTCAGATGTAGTATTACCATATAAAGGTGCCTGTTTTTTATTAACAGTTGTAGATACAGTTGTAGCTAAGCCTTTATTAGTAGGTTTAACACCATTAAGTAACTCTTCTAATCTACTTACTGATACTAATTGACCAGTTTTTGTACTAAATTGTGTAAACTTTAATTTACCAGTATTATATATTTCAACTCTACGTTTATTACCTAATATTGCCAATTTAAAGTTATCATCTTGTCTTGATAAGAACTGCTCAAAGTTAGTTTCACTAGCAACTTGACCATTAAAAGATGCTCTCTTACCATCAGATATTCTTTGTAATCTTCTTTTACTAATTCTAGGACTTTTTGTATCTCTTATATCTTCATAAGATTTAACAATAGGAACAGTTGTAGATCTACAGTTAAAATGTTGAGGAGGTCTTACACCTCTTTTATCATCTAATCTAAAAACCTTACCATCTAGTCTTCCACAAATTAAAGAAGTCCTGGAGTCTAAAGTTGCTACATACTGATAACCATCAAGTACATCTTCATTCAACTTATATGTTGCATTTGATATATCGCTTGATGTTTCAGTTATAGCAGTTCTAGATAAAGTTTTTAATTGGGCTGATGGTAAATCAATTGAATCACCTACATTTTTAGCTATCTTATTAACAGCTAAATTTTCTGTCATACCCTTTTTAACAACATCTTTAATACGTCTCTGTTGTGATAAACTAATAGATGCTATTTGTTGAGAATAAGTTCCTGCTGAATTAATAATTAAATCATTAACTTTCAACCCAGTATACACTTTACTTCTATAAACTTTACCTAAGCTTTCTTTTAAAGTATTGTTATGGAATTTAGAACTAGTATTAGCCAAAGCTTTTAATTCTGTAATTCCATCTCTGTATATCTTACGATAAGTTTTTCTAGTCTCAATAGTTAAAGCACGGTTTAAAACATTTACGCTTTTATTACCATTCTTTAAAGTTGAAGCTACTAATCGTTTTTTATGGGATGACATGACTTTTGTTAAATCATTATCTAGTTTCTTTTCGTAAAGACTCAAAAGAGCACGGTGTTTCAGCTCTCTAGATAATATATCATCGTTTATACTCATTTATTTCCTTTTTAGTCTATAGACTTAATCTTAGAAAGTTCATCATCAACTACCTTAGCGTGATGAGCAATTAAAATAGCAGCATTATTAACATCAATTTCTAATCTTGCTTTATTAGTTCTTTGTGTTGATAAGGCAATTAAACTATTTCTCATATTTTCGTTTAAATCTTTTTCGTAATATTTCTTATCATTAATTACTATTGATTTATTTTCTTCTTGTTTATTATTTATTATCATATTTATAATCCTATTTTTTATCTTCTTCTTTTTCTTCTTATTGTCATTTTTCTTTTTCTTGTACTTCTTACTGTACAACAACATCTTGATTTATTCATGTTTTACTCCCACCAATATATCCACCTATGACACCAATCAATCCAGTAACAGACATCTTCATAAGTGTTATTATACTTTCATCAACAGGTCTATTTTCTTGTAAAGCAACATAATAGTCTCCAACAATAATGATCCCTAATAAAATTAGAACACCACTTGTAATTAATAACACTACAATGTCTTTAAAATTTTTAATCATTATTTTCTCTTTTTCATTTTAATACAAGAATTACCTTTACCTCTTCGGTAACCTGCCCAGCAAGCTTTACCTGCTGAACCCTTTTTCTTTTTATAAGCCATTTTATCCCCTTACCATGCTTTGCAAGACCAATATCTTGCTTTTGTTTTAGGACCAGGACTAGCACAATTATGTCTTGCTCTAAAACTTGCCCTTGCCTTAGGATTGTTTTTTCTTATTCTCATAGTCTTCTCACCAAGTGCTTTAGCTGATGTTCCACCATGACCAAAATTAACTTTTACAACATTACCTTTTGCGTTCTTAACAAAAACTTTAAATTTTTTTACATCACCACGAGTAGGTTTGTTCAAAGTAACTTTTCTTCCTTGATATTCTGCCATAATTAAGTATCCTCACCAGGTTGTTCTATACATGCAAATTTAGTTAATATTTGATATTCATTAATTTGATCAGTTGTATATTCATTTAATATTAATTTAGATTCAAAATAACCTTTTTGTAAACAATCATTCCAATCATTATATTGACCAGGTTTTATTATTCCTGGACTACATTGTTGTGCAATAGCAGAACAAATATACATAGTTAATATAAATTTCATATACTAACCCCACAAATTACCAGTTATAGAACCTTTACTATATTCAGTAGCCCTATTTTCAAAGAAATTTGTATGTTCAACACCATTAATTACCCAGTCAAGCCAACTTAACGGATTATCTTTAATTTTATAATTTGGTTTTAAAGACAATTGTAATAATCTTTTATCAGCAATATACCTTATGTATTGTTTAACTTCTTCAGGTTTTAATCCACGAATACCACCCATCTCAAAAGCTAGGTCAATAAACTTATCTTCAAGTTCAACCATATCTCTACATGTTTGGTATAATTCAGCTTTAAAATCTTCTGTCCATACTTCAGGATTTTCTTTTACTAATGTATGAAATAATTTAATCATTGATTCAACATGATGTGTTTCATCTCTA